TATATTTCAACCTGGGATGATAAATCACAAGCTGCAATTAACAGCGATGTATCTGATGGAACCTCATTATCGTCATATGATAGTCCGATGCCTATAATGATATAGTTGATCTTTTATTTAAAACCGATAAATAAGCATAACAAGGATTTTATAATGGTTGAAGTAAATGATCTAGCAGAACGAGTGTTTTCTCTATTAAAGGGAAACGGTCTGCAGGTGAAAATTTTTGACAATGCTGGGGCAGAAACTACCGATCCAACAGTCGGCCGTAGATTTTTCGTTGTTAGTCCAAATATTATGGTTACCATAGATGAGGATGATAACAAGGTTGAATTTAGTAAGGGTAATGATGTAGATGACTCTGTTATTGGAATTCAGAAAAATATTCGCAAATTAGCAGATCAATTTATGATGAATTCACAGATTAAAGTTTTTGGTAAATCTATTCAGCCAAAAGATTATGCATATCAAGCAAAGATGAAGGGCGGAGCAATGATGGAAAATGAAATGAACCCATATAGTCACCACTTAGTTGGTGAGATCATGAAAACTGTTAAGAAATGGGGTGGAAAAATCTCCGAAGCTGATCTTTGCAGCAATACAGGCATGCATGATTTAGACCAGGCCCGTCGTGTATTAAACAAGCTTGTTACAGATGGAAAGTTAGCCGCAACTCCGGGTAAGAATGGACATATACAATATTCTATTGCAGTCGATGAGGCAGTCATGGAAAGTTTTAGCAAGATGTTTGGTTCACTCAAAACATCGCAGCAAACCCTGGAAAATGTACGGATTTTGGTGAAGCATAAGACACCAGTTGATGAGAACGTTCGCGGCTCACGCTCGCGCCACATCAGCGCAATTTTCCTTGAATGTAACGGTGAACGATTCCGTTTCCCACACACCTATCTACCTGGCGCAAGAGCAATGGCTCAACATATGGCCCACGGCGGTGTAATGACAGATAAGGTTGGAGCATATATTACGGAAAGTACAGGAAATCTATTGAAGCTTCAGTCTTTTAATCGCTACGTCACAACCAACAAGCTTATCAATGAAGATAGTTCTGGTATTGTTGACACCGTAAAGGAAAACATCGAAACTCTACGCACAGAGCTAAAGAAACTAACTGGCGTAAAGACATACGAAACCGTTAAGGCTCGTTTGGAAACATTTGAACGCGAAGCACTTGCGGAGGATGATACAAGCCAGCTTAAGGATCTATTTACTATTCGTCGCTTTGATGAAAAGTTTGAGGGTGTGTTGCCTATCATCAAACAACTTGTACAAGAGAAGGACACCTTCCACAAGCGCATTGAAGAAGCTGCCGCAAATATAGTCATGGTTCGCCGCGAAGCAATAAATACTACACCGATGTTTGAGTTCTCGAGTGAAAATTCTCGTCTAGGATTCAAGATCAACGAATTAGCACTAAGAATTATTGAGAATGAGGAACTTGCAGGGTTCGTCAATAAGATTGGTTCTAAGCTATGCAAAGAAGGTCAAGTTAATGATTTTGAAAAGGCTGTATTAGGCCAAGTTTTTGAAAACATTAAGGTAGCAGAGAAGTCAAATGCTCCTAGGCAAGAGATTAAAGAATCTGTCGACCTTGATACTTATTATGATAAATATGTTATGAACTTCTTTTAAGAAGTTCTTGACAAACACACAAGGTTTTCGTATACTAGCTGCTTACGAAGACCTTAGCAAGTAAGATGCGAAAGGGACTAACGTGACCTAAGTAGATCAGCAGCTCAATTAACAGCGTTCAATTTAAACTAAAGCAGGAATATATTATCATGGCAAAAACATTAGACGAAATCCGTGCAAAATTACAAGCACTAGAAAACCGTAAGAACCCAGGCAATTTCAATAGTGGCGACAAGTCCACATATGCACATTGGAACATGCCAGAAGGAACAACAGCAATTGTTAGATTCCTCCCAGATGCAAACCAGGAAAACACATTTTTCTGGGCAGAGCGTCAAATCATCAAACTCCCTTTCCCAGGCATTAAAGGCCAAGACGAAAACAAACCAGTTGTAGTACAAGTCCCTTGTATTGAAATGTGGGATGGTCCAAAGACTTGCCCAATCTTAAATGAAGTTCGTCCATGGTGGAAGGATAAGTCATTAGAAGAGACCGCTCGTAAGTATTGGATTAAGCGTACCTTTTACATGCAGGGATTTGTTAAGCAAGATCCGCTAAATGAAGCAGAGAAGCCAGCAAATCCAATCCGTAAGTTCATTATTGGACCACAGATTTTTGCAATCATTAAGGCTGCATTGTTAGATCCAGAAATGGGGCCACATAGTCCAGTTGATTATATCAACGGTGTTGATTTTGTGATGTCAAAGACAAGCAAGGGTGGATTCGCTGACTACGGAACTTCAAAATGGGCAAGAAAAGAATCCAGTGTCACTGAAGAAATGATGGAAGCAGTTACACAATTTGGATTAGTCGATCTCGCAACATATCTTCCAAAGCGTCCAAGCGCAGAGCAATTAGCAATCATGTTTGAGATGTTCCAAGCATCTGTGGATGGTGATCTGTATGATCCGGTACAATGGAGTCAGCATTACAAACCATTCGGATTTGATTCCGGCGATGACCCTGCTGATGTAGAGGGTAAGAAAGTAACTCGCACTGCACCACAGACTACAAGAACTCAAGTTCCTACAACAAAGTTAATTGTTAAGGATCCAGTGGCAGTGGAAGATAATGCAGACGATGAAGTAGAAACTCCTAAGGTAGTAGTTAAAGAAGAAGCAACAGTTTCCGTGAAGGCTGAAAAGTCACCACAGGAAATTTTGGCAATGCTCAGAAATCGCAATAAGGCGTAATTGAGATAGGGGCGGCTAAATACCGCCCCACTACTAACTTCTAAGGAGGACCTATGTCTAAAGCTATTGACATTTCAAAATTTCGTAAGAGTATTACGAAAAGCATTCCGGGTATCAGCTCGGGATTTCATGATCCAAATACTTGGATTTCAACCGGCAATTATGCCCTAAATTATCTTATCAGTGGAGATTTTCAACGAGGTATTCCTCTAGGTAAAGTTTCTATGTTCTCAGGACAATCGGGTGCAGGAAAGAGTTATGTTGTATCCGGTAACATTGTAAAAAACGCACAAGAACAAGGAATTTATTGTATCGTAATGGATACAGAAAATGCGTTGGACGAAGCATGGCTACATGCTCTAGGTGTCGATACGTCTGAGGGAAAACTATTGAAACTAAACGTATCGCAGATTAACAATGCGGCACAAATTATCAATGATTTTGTTAAGGAATATAAAGAGCAGGCACTCGAAGACAGACAGAAAATCTTATTTGTGATTGATTCCATTGGAATGTTGTCATCGGCAATTGGCGCCGCACAATTCGAAAAGAATGAGATGAAGGGTGATTTTGGATCAAAGCCGAAAGAACTTATGGCATTAGTTAGAAATTGTCTCAACATGTTCGGTGATTTAAACATTGGATTAGTTTGTACAAATCATTCATATAGTTCACAGGATCCATATTCACCGGATGATAAAATTAGTGGTGGTTCAGGTCCGGTCTACGCATCGAGTATTGTTGTTGCTATGAAACAGCTTAAATTAAAAGAAGATGCCGAAGGAAATAAAGTATCCGAAGTACAAGGTATTCGCGCAGGTTGTAAGGTAATGAAGACGAGATTCAACAAACCATTCGAGGATATTGAACTTCAGATTCCATACGACACCGGAATGTCACCATATAGCGGATTCTTTGATTTAATAGAAAAGAAAAAATTCGTCACTAAGGACGGTAATAGATATTTCTATGTTGATCTCAATGGGGAAATTCATAAGTATTTCAGGAAAGAATGGAATAGAAATGAAAACGGAATTATGGATTTGGTAATGTCCGAATTCATTACTAAGGTTAAGGCAAGCGAAAAAGAAGATTCAGAAACAGGTGAAGAGGTATAAAAATGGTTAATGATAATCACGAATTATTACTAGAATTGTGGTCTAGAATTAAATCACATATTCCGCCAAAAGAGAGACTAGAGGTAGCAGACATAATTGTTGTTGTGTTTGATGAATTTGGACTCGTTGAGAATGATCTTTTAGAACAAGATCTTGATAAAGAAATGCGGGCCGCCGCTCGTAGTCATTTATCAGACGATGAATTTAGTGAAGATGAGGAAGAATTTGATGATGACCGCTAAAGAGTTTGGAGAATTATTACTTGAAACGATTAAGAACAAGGATGTTCTGAAATCCATTACGCAAGTCCAGCAGTTCAAAGCAAATATGCGAGATGTGACTGTGGGTGCCGACTACGTTACTTGGATTTCAGAACCAGTAAATTTGACCAGGGTACATAAGGCCTTGGCAGAAGACCTAGGTGTCCCTCCGCGTGCTATGGCTATTAAAAGAGTATTAATGTCCAGAACTCAGAAAGCAGTATTATTGGTTCAAGCAATGGAAATTGCTATTAAACGAGTGCATCAGCTGTGAGTGAAAAAGAAGTATTTGAAAAATTGACGAAAGATCATCTTGTCTGGAAACGAGATGAACTATCTCGTCAATTAGTAAATGTTAAGACAATTTCCGAATATGTCGACCTGTCAAATAAAATTAATGAGTTAAATGACAAGATAGGTAAGCCCGAAAAAGAATCAGATCTATGAGCTCGTGGTACTATAAAATAACCTCAGATCTCTCAAATATTGCTGATTTCATAGATTATTATGAGACAGAATTAGAGACTGCCCGAAGAGAATTATCACTAAAGGGTAAGTCTCTAGAAACACATGCTGGAGAACTTCCCGGATTGGTGGAACAACGGTTTGCTCAATTACAAGAGATTGAGGCCGTGTTAGAATACCTAAATATCAAATTGCGCAAGGAAAGATCGGCCGAGTTTAAGAAATTCTTAGAAGCATATCAAAAATCTCTTAGCTCTAGAGATGC